TTGCAACACCAGAAGTAGATAACTTTGCTAGTGCGGTTGGTTTCTATCTATTTGGGGAACGTAGTTTATTCTACATTAAAAAGAAATGATAGTCTTAGACATACTTAACTTTATTGGTTTAGCTATACTTAAACTTATTGTGGTTTTATTGCTATTCGTAGCGATGGGATTCTCTATTTTATTTATGTATGCTATGCAAATCTTAACTAAAGCACTTACACATATTGACAAGAATGTTAATTGAAGTAAAAAGGTTTGAGTTTCAAAATACACATACGATAGGCAAGATGTACATAAATGGTGTATATGAATGTTATACGCTAGAAGATGTAGTCAGAAATGGCAGTAAAGTTATAGGCAAGACTGCTATACCTACCGGTGAATACAAAGTCATTATAGACGCATCTGTACGCTTTAAACAAGATATGCCACATATATTAAACGTTCCTAACTTTACAGGTGTTCGTATTCATGCTGGTAATACTTCAGCACATACAGACGGATGTATCTTACTTGGCACAACATGGTCAGGTAAAGACTTTATAGGTAATTCTAGGTCAGCTTACAAGAAGTTCTTTGACAAACTAAAACAAGCTAAGACAGCAAAAATTATCATATGTTAGATTATCTTATCTGCGATATTCTTTGTGCTATAGATCACTTTAAATATGTTTTATTATTGATTATCATGTATTTAGTGTATAATAAAGTATCTCAACACTAGGAGAGTTACTTGAAGATACTACTTTTAGATATAGAATGCGCACCTAATTTAGCAACGGTATGGGGTATTTGGCAGCAAAACATTGCGCTTAATCAACTCCTAGAATCATCTTATACACTATGCTATGCAGCTAAATGGTATGGTGAGAAAAAGATTATGTTTGACTCTGTATATAAAACAGATCGTAAAGCAATGCTAAAGTCTATCCATAAACTCATGGATGAAGCAGATGCAATCGTTCACTATAATGGCAATAGGTTTGATATACCTATGCTTAATAAAGAGTTCCTAGAAGCTGGTATGCCACCTCCTAGCCCAGCTAAACACATAGACTTACTACAAACATCTCGTAGCAAGTTTAGATTTGTTTCTAACAAACTAGACTATATTGCACAGCGTTTAGGTCTTGGTAAAAAGACAGCACATGAAGGTCATGAGCTATGGCTTAAAGTTATGAATAACGATAGGTCAGCATGGAAACGCATGGAAGAATACAATAGGAATGATGTTGTATTATTAGAGAAGGTATATGATAAGTTTAAAGGTTGGATAAGTAATCATCCTAATCACAATCACTTTTCAGAAGAAAGAGTATGTCCAAGTTGTGCAAGTCATAAAGTTCAACAACGTGGTTATGCAGTATTAACTGGCGGTAAATACCCAAGATTCCAATGTCAACAATGCGGTAGCTGGTTTAGAGGTAACAAAAAATTAACTACAGACAAATCAGAAAAATTCGTCAAACTATAGGATTTATTATGCAACGTTCAGAAGTAGAGATTATCTGCAATCACATGCTAGGTAGAACTATCGTATCATGCGAAGCATTACATGGTGATAGCACTATTGTTATAGAGCTAGATGATAAAAGCTTTTTCTGTTCCAAATATTGCTAATGCAACCATTGTAAGTCCGAATACCCAATATATCTTATTCATCATCAAACCTTTCTAAAATAGCTTCTACTTCAGGTGGATTAACAGCATCTTCATCTTTAGTAGCTTCTAATAGTTTATTTTTATACCAATCAGACTTTTCTAAATCTTGTTGTGGGTTATCTTTAAATGGATAACGTAAGTCATATTTGAGCTTACAACCTTTTAGATACCCAATGTATTCTTCTTTAGTTAAACGACTCTTAATCACATCTATTGCCTCTATACCACCCACTAAATAATGTGGAGGTCTATTTACCATATCTACCATAACTATCCCCTTATAAATAAAAGATTTATTGCCTGATAAGTTCCAATAAAGAAACCTATAATTGCGCATACTACCATAATATAAATAATATAGTCAATTACTTTTAATATCCTATCCATTTACCATACTCCCTTCCTACAGTTACAGATACATAATTCCTATTCTTAAACCTTCTATCTAATATTTCTTTATGTTCAAGTGGTTTAGGTAAGCTGAAATATCCTTGACTTTCTAAATACTTTAATCGCACTCTATTTGTAACACATCCCTGAATGACATCCTTAATAGTGCAATTAGGATGCTCTTGCATATATTCATTAATAAACTTTGCTTGTCTTTGATCGTCTAGCTTAGTGTACATTTTTAATCCCATGAGCTTGTTCTATAAGCCTAGCAAATCTAAATATTCTGTCAAGCGTTAAAACAGCATTACCATTTCCAAATGCTTCTTTATACGCTTTAATAATCTCTTCTTGTGTAAGTGGGTTAGAGTCCACCATAAGCCTCCGTTAATTTTTTACTATCGTATTTTTTAATGTTAGTGACTTTAATAATGTTTTTTGTATCTGCAACAAGTGGTGTTATAACCCAATTATGCAATTTATTCTTAATATCTTTTTCAATCTCTAAAGATGTTGGTTTAGATGGCATAAGCGCAGACCATACAAGAACACCATTATTATCAAATTCTTCTACCAGGTAACCTAATATTTTATCTTTCATTTATATAACACTTTTCTAGCGTTCTCAATACATGGAACATCATTCCATTGAGGATCACCATTTGTAAATACATCAATTACCCATTCCAAAGCATATATTAAATCTTCATTTTCTCTTACAATTTTTTGTCTAATATTTGCTTCATCCATCACATCTTTATGAACTTTAGCTAACCATAATTTCGTATCATGTTGTTGCATTAGTAAAATACCATCCTTCCTATGTGTGTTTTCTTCCTTTGACCAAACCATGCCTTTTTAGGCGGTATTGAATCATCATGGAAGTATAAAGCATTTGCAACTGGGTTTGCATATTTATTGTAAATAATCGTATCAATAACCAAAAGTTTAGTCTCCAAATACGCCCTTTCATTAACTGGACTGTGGGACTGATCTTGCACAGCAAACTGATTATTAGAATAAACGACAGAGCATACATCACGACCCCAGCGACCATCACGAACCCTATTCCGTATAGTATTAATGACTCCAATTTTTTCCTCCAATGTTCTTGTATTAACTTCGTGGTAAACAGCAGTAGCATAACACGATATATCTAGTTCTAAATGGTGTATATCCATTATAGTCCTTTCATGATTTTCTTGTGTCTAACAAAACCATACAGGCGTATAATTCTATTATAAATCTAAAAGAAAGGAGAACCGCTATGTGGACAACACCAGCAGCTACTGAAATGCGTTTTGGCTTTGAAGTCACAATGTATGTAATGAACAAGTAATTATAAGGATAAGGGAGGTTGCCATTAAAACGGCAAATCTCCCAAGTCCTCATCATCACCCTCTACAGCAGCACTACCCCTAGTGTATTCTTTAGATTCAGGTATATCTGGAACATTAGTAGATTGACTACTTTTTGAACCAAGCATTTGCATAGAGTTACCAATAATCTCTGTTGTATATCTTTCTTGACCTTCTTTGTTAGTCCATTTACGAGTTTGTAAAGAACCTTCAATATATACAGAACTACCTTTTCTTAAATATTCACCAGCAATTTCAGCTAATTTACGGTATAAGACAATGTTATGCCATTCTGTTTTTTCTTGTTTTGTTCCATCTTTGTTTTTCCATGAGTCAGTAGTAGCAATACTAAAATTACATACTGCATCACCATTAGGCAAAAACTTTAACTCTGGGTCTTTTCCTAAATTACCTAACAAAATTGTTTTATTTACTGATGCCATCTTTAAGCTCCTTAAGTTTAATTATTGTGTTATCCACTTCTTTTAGAAATGTGAGTATTTCATCAACTAACATTTTAATGTATTCATCATCTCTGTCAAGTTGTTTGACGAATAATACCATGTTATCTGGGAAATTTGGGTTATAGCTTACAAAATGTGCAAATCTAGCGCCTGTCACCGCCATTTGCCATTGTATCTGAGGCACATATTTACTAGGCACTTTATCTGTCATTAGGGTAGTAGTATGCGTAGTTTCTATAGGGCATTTAATTTCTAATATGCCTTCACCGTCAGCAATCATTCCATCTGGACTTGCACCACTCATAGCAATAGTTGGGTGATCTATAAAGCCAACTTCTTTTACTTCTCCATATTTAAGCTCATACAAAGTTCTAGCTGTTTCTTCTCTATCAATACCATCTTGCATAGCTTGATTAACATAAGTATCAGCTTTCTTTCCTGTAAGCCTTTCAGTTACAAGTTGTGTAAGATAGTTTTGACGAGATGTAGATACACCTGTTTTAGTCTTTGCTATCACATCTGCTACACGACTAGCTGTTACTTTGCCAAGTCGTGCATCAAACCATTCTTGTGTGCGTTGTTCCATTATGCAGCCTTAAGAGTTTCTACAAACTCTGCACATTGTTCTTTATCTTCTCTTGACATTTTTGCATATACCACTCTAGCAGCTTCAATGCCTTTATCAGCATAAGTAGATTTAAGTGTTTCTAATGGGTTTACATCCGGTAAATCTTCACCACTATAGATATATAAACCAATACCATGTAATGCAATAGCTTTAGCTAAACAACGTTGCATAGCTGTATTTACAGCCATAGCATCTGGGTTCTTCATAGCTTTATTAGAAAAGTCAAGCACAGGTAATTGAGCTGTCATAGTTTTACCAAATGCTGTAACAGAACAAAATACCATAAGTGTTTCACCAAATTGCACAGGTTCTTTATATTCCCATGTAGCAGTTGGGTCTTGTTGCAATAAAGTGTCAACCGCCCATGACCATGAAATGTAATTAAATTTACCTTTCTTTTCTAAATGTTCTGATACATCAATCTTACGTAGTTCTAAATACTTACTCATTTATACTCTCCTGTTGTTTATATCCAATTTGTGTTATAAGGTTAGCAATCTTTAAACTTTCTTCTTTTATTTTACTTATTTTATTTGTTGTTTTCTGTTTTTGCATTTGTATTTCGTGTAGTTGTTGCATCACTTGTTGGTAATACATCAAGTCGTCCATTTAATCTCTCCCTTTCATCAAATCTTTTATTAAGTTCTTCTAAGTCTTTCCATACCTCTGGTAATATTTCAGCTATACGCCTTAAACCATTCGCCATATTATATACCCCCAAAATATAAAAAGGAATAGCCATAAGTATTTATTCATCATGCTTTTCCTGTTGTTCAAGTAAATGTTCAGCCAACTGTTCTTGTTGTTCAAGTCTTTCCATATCATCTAAATATGCGTCTGGGTCTAAGTGTCTTTCCATTATATTGCTCCTGCTAACTTGCCCATAACATATAGGCATAAAGCTACATAAACCCAAAAAGCTATTGCAGTAATAATCATTGTTTTAATACTCATGTTTCTCTCCTAGTTAAAATTACAATAGTTATCTTAAACACATAAAATAACTTGTCAACAACTTTCTAGTAAAAATCTATAAATAAAATAGTTTGCAATTAGAAATACATTGTGGTAATGTTTTGCCCTATGGAGATATTGCGTTACATTATATTAGATGAATTTGATGGAAAACCTCTAAGAGCCTTTAGTAACAAGGCTTCTGCGTTATGGTTTCTTGAGAATAGGTCTAATTGCAAGCTCCATATTTTGCCTAGAAAACCTAAAGCAAAAGCTGTGCCAATAACAGAACTATACGAAGAATGTTTATTTTAAGGAGAGTATATGAGAATTAAGAATTGGGATAAATATAACCACTACAAGCATAAATCAGATATGAAATGGTTTAAATGCTATGGTCGTGATTTACTTAATGACGCTGATTTTATGATGATGGATGATGTCAAGCAAGTCACATTATTTAAACTATGGTGTTTAGCTAGTGAATCACAAGGCAATTTACCACAAGTTTCAGAGATTGCTTTTAGATTAAGAAAGCCTATAGATTTTGTAGAAAAAATGTTAAAAGAACTAGATACTTGGCTAGTTTCAGGAGAAAGTCTAGACAAAGTCTATACAAACTCTATGACAGATAAGATAAGAGAAGATAAGATAATAAAAACCATTGTGCGTTTTGATGATTTCTGGAATGAATATCCATCTGTTAGAAAAACAAATAAAAAAGGTTGTTTGGAAAAGTGGAAAGCAAAAGACCTTGACTTAATAGCAGATAGAATTATAGGATATGTCAAATCTATGAAACAAACTAAACAATGGAAAGAGGGATTTGTGCCAGCACCAATGACATTACTTAACCAAGAAAGATGGGATGATGGAAATGTCACACATATCCGTAAAGTTTGGGAGGGTGGCATATGAAACAACATAAATGGCATAAAGAAATAAAAGCATGGGCTGATGGTGCAGAGATTGAATGTCGCAGATTAGAATCATGGGGATGGGGAGAATGGGAAACCTTTAAAGAATTTTATTGGTTTGAAGGTGATGTATATGAATATCGCATTAAACCACAACCTAAAGAGTCACAATATTTGTATGTGTATTTAGATGATGATTATGAATTTTCACCTATACCATTAACAAATGAATGGGAATACATAGGCAAAATTAAACTAGAGGACTCCGAATGAACATAGGAGAGGCATTAGATAAACTAACAGTCAATCAGTCTGTCATTACTGATTACTACCAACAGGAGTACAGTCATGCGGAGTTTAAGGTTAAAAGCACGGATATATTTACTGATGATTTGGTGCGATATTTCGGTGAGGAAATTCATAGTGGTAAATCGTTGGGCTGGATTAAGACGGAAGATAAATTCCGTGTTAGGCAAGCTGAACTAACAGTTCTTACAGGAGTATCAGGTCATGGCAAATCTATGTGGCTATCACAAGTCATATTATCCATGATGAAACAAAATACTAAATGCTTAATAGCGTCTTTAGAAATGCGACCTGTATTAACATTGGCTCGTATGATTACACAGACTTTAGGGTCACCAGAACCAACAGATGAGTTTATAACTAAATGGGCTAATCGTGCTAAAGACAAGTTATTTATTTACGACCAATTAGGAGTAACTACTTCACAAGATATGTTTGCTACGCTTTACTATGGTAAACATGTTTTAGGTTGTGATGTATTTGTGATTGACAGTCTTATGAAAATGTCTGATATTAGTGAGGAGTCTTTAGAAAATCAAAAAAGATTTGTAGATAGACTAGCAACAACATGTCGTGATTTAGATATACATGTATTTTTGGTAGCTCATACTCGCAAGATGAAAGATGAAACAGAGATACCAGATGCAACAGATATCATGGGCAGTTCTTTAATTAGAGCATTAAGCGACAACATAGTCTGTGTATGGCGCAATCGTGCTAAAGAAAAATTAGTAGAAGAAGGTAAGACACCTGAAGAAGAACTAAAGATTATTCCTGATTGCAAGGTATTTGTTCAGAAGCAGCGTAATGCACAATGGGAAGGTAGTTTTAATTTTTGGTTTAGTCAAAAAGGATTAACATACAAGGAGAGTCCTAATGGCAGATGAGAATAGTGCTAATAAGTTTATTAAAGCTGTAGCTAAATGGGATAAAGATATGGTTTACAAAGCAACTACAATTGATGGTAAAATATTTAAAAGTAAAGGATACGATTATGTTGAAATGGAGTTTAACAAAAGACAACCTACCAATGCTAGTAGAAAAACTAAAAACTCTTGACTTCACTAAGCGCTGGAGAGTAACAGTAACAGACGCTAAACTAAACCGTAGCCTAGAACAAAACGAAAGACTATGGGAACTATATTCAAGCATAGGTCAGCATTTAGGAATTGAGAAAGATAAGATACACGAACTCATGGGTTATAAATTTTTACGATACCAAACAGAAATTGCAGGTATGCCAGTAGAACTTATAAAGTCAACAACTAAACTAACCACAAGTGAGATGACAGAATACCAACAACAGATAGAGGTATGGGGTCAGACTATGGGTTGGGGTTGGGATTATTAGTGGATGAAGATTTAGGAAATGTAAGGCTAGCTATATTAGAAGATTTGCCTTATGTTATTAGTTTAAGTAAAAAAGAAAGTAGTTCATTAGGGTTTATTCCTAAAATGGCTTATGAAGCAGCAATAACAGGCATTAAAACTGGTGATAGATGGAGTAAT